TGCTCGCCGTGGTATTGGCGTAAAGCGAGTTCGTGCGCGTAATTCAGACGGAACGCTAAAAGCGGACGATTCTTCCACACCTGACGTTAATGAGGCGTGGGTGGAAAAGCCTGCTTCAAAGAAGCGTGGACGTCCCGCTAAAAAGAAGGGGACATAACGCATGTCTAACTCAGACGTACAGTCGAAACGAGTCACCACCGCCGCCTCTTTGGGTGTCGGACCTGCACGGATTCGTCAGGTACAGGTGCTTACGACCGCTGACGGCGCAGGGCGCCTTACCATTACTGATGGTTCTGGGGGGCGTACCGTGCTTGATCTTGACTTTCTTGCTTCAGACTCACACTCCGTAAACATCCCTGATTGGGGTATTCGGTGTCAGGACGATGTGCTTATCACTGCGATGACCAACATCAGCGCGATGACAGTGTTCTACAGCTAGAGGTGCTCTATGCGGTGTTACTACAAAAAAGGCGGCTCAGTTAAGAAGTCCCCTGCGTGGACACGCAAAGAAGGTAAGAGCGAGTCTGGCGGCTTGAACAAAACGGGTGTGGAAAGCTACCGAAAAGCCAACCCCGGAAGCAAGCTGAAGACCGCTGTTACTACCAAGCCGAGTAAGCTCAAGAAGGGGTCAAAGGCCGCTAATCGTCGGAAGTCTTTCTGCTCTCGTATGAAGGGTATGAAGGCCAAGAATACGAGCTCTAAGACGGCAAATGACCCAGACAGCCGTATCAACAAGAGCTTACGGAAATGGAACTGCTAGGTGGCTATTTCTCGTACCCAGATGAAAACCCAACTACGGGGGAATAAAATGCCCGCAAAAGGCTCAAACAAAAGTGGTAAGATGCCAGACCTCACTGGGGATGGTAAAGTGACTCAAGCTGACGTCCTCAAAGGACGTGGCGTGTTTAAAAAAGGCGGCAAAGTTGGCTATCATAAAATGCCTGATGGGACAATGATGAAAGACAGCGAGCACAAAACAAAGAAAGGTGAAACCGTGAAAAAATATCAAGCTGGAGGCGCCCCTAAGAAGTCCATGCGCCCTAAAATGCGCCCCAAAGACATGGAAGAGATGATGTCTAAGCGCGGCGGCGCCCCTAAGAAGTCCATGCGCCCTAAAATGCGCCCTGAAATGATCGGCAACACGCCCGGAAGCCAAGGCACACGCGGCATTGACCCAATGGAAAACTATGGCGCAGAGGGCGTCAAGCGTCTTACTGGCATGAAGGCTGGCGGCAAAGTTCGCGGCTGTGGTATGGCCCGTGGCGGTGCAGTGCGCCCCTGTAAGATGGTGAAAATGAAGGGTTCCTGATGCGCAGGTACTACAAAAAAGGCGGAGCGGTAAAAGACGCGTGTTATAGCAAGGTTAAATCCCGCTATAAAGTCTTCCCGTCCGCCTATGCCTCTGGAGCCATAGCTAAGTGCCGTAAGGTTGGCGCTAAGAACTGGGGCAGCAAGGGGAAGAAGTAATGGCCGTTCGTAAGACAAAGAAAGGCGCAGCACTCAAACGTTGGTTCAAAGAGGACTGGAAAGATGTGCGCACTGGCAAGGCTTGCGGACGCAAAGAAGGTGAGAAGCGGGGCACACCGTACTGTAGGCCTACAAAGAAGGTCTCTAGCAAAACCCCGAAGACCAGCGGTGAGATGAGTACGTCGGAAAAGCGTAAGAAGATCACCGAGAAAAAACGATTAGGGCAACCTGCGGGCAAACCACGGCGCGTCTCTCCTGCAAAACGGAAGACTAAGAAATGACGACATCAGGCACCACAGCGTTCAACATGGACTTCACGGAGATCGCCGAAGAAGCATGGGAACGTGCGGGCCGTGAGATGCGTTCTGGGTACGACCTTCGTACCGCGCGTCGTTCTATGAACTTGATGACCATCGAGTGGCAGAACCGTGGGATTAACTTGTGGACCATTGATGAAGGCACTGTCAGTCTGACTCAAGGCGTAGGTCAGTACGACCTACCTGCGGACACTATTGATCTGCTTGAGCAGGTTGTGCGTACAGGAAGTGGTACAACCCAGCAGGACCTGACCATATCCCGGATTAGCGTCAGCACGTACGCGTCTATACCAAACAAAACGAACACTGGGCGCCCTATTCAGCTCTGGATCGAACGCCTACGAGATAACCCCCGGGTCAACGTCTGGCCAGTACCAGAGAGCGACGATTACACGTTAGTGTATTGGCGCCTACGTCGTGTCGAGGACGCAGGGTCAGGTGTACAAACAGCGGATATGAATTTCCGCTTCCTTCCATGTCTGGTCGCTGGGTTGGCGTACAATATTGCCATGAAAGTCCCAGAATTGGCGCCACGTATTGAGATGCTGAAGGCAACTTATGAAGAGCAGTTTAGGTTGGCCGCAGAAGAAGACCGTGAAAAGGCTCCTGTACGTTTCGTACCGCGCGTGGGGGTTATTAGATGAGCACGCGGTTTGCTTCAGCTAAGAAAGCGTTAGGTATATGCGATGTCTGCGGGTTCTCTTACAAGCTGAAAGAGTTAAAGGCGTTATACGTTAAAGGACGTAACACTAACGTTCTTGCCTGCGACGACTGTTGGAGCCCAGACCACCCACAGCTTAAACTAGGAGAGTTTCCTGTAGATGATCCACAAGCGCTACGTAATCCGCGCCCGGATACAGCCGAACTCGTAGCGGCGCGGGATATTCAGTATGGATGGAACCCTGTGGGCCTGCAGGACCCGTTTAACCTCGTCGACGACAATCTAGTGGGGACTGGATTTGTTGGGCAAGTTACTGTAATAACATCTTAGGAGATAATGCTATGGCGAACTGCAATACAACACGAATGAAAAAGGGCGGCAAAGTTACAAAGCCCAAGAAAATGAACAAGGCCTCTAAGTCTAAAGGCGTAAAAGTGCGGGGCACTGGCGCGGCGACTAAGGGCCTGTATGCACGAGGGCCAATGGCGTAGACAATGGATTATACCGAGCTGAAAACTAATATCCAAGACATCTGTGAAAATACGTTCACTGATGACCAGCTCGCTATGTTCACTCAACAGGCCGAGCAGAAGATATACAATACAGTGCAAATCCCTGCGCTACGCAAGAATGTTACAGCGAATCTCACTGCCGGGAACAAGTATCTTACGGTACCCTCAGACTATCTGTACACTTACAGTTTGGCGGTTGAAAACGCTTCCGGGGATTACGTGTTTTTGTTGGATAAGGATGTAAATTTTATCCGCGAAGCGTATCCGAACGCGGCAAGCACTGGAGTTCCAGTTCACTACGCGAACTTTACCGACGACTCTTTTATTCTAGGGCCTACCCCAGACGCGACTTACTTCACGGAGTTGCATTATGGATATTACCCTGAATCAATCGTCGTTGCGGGCACTACATGGCTTGGGGACGAGTTTGATTCTGCGCTGCTCAACGGCGCGCTTGTGGAGGCTATCCGCTTTATGAAGGGCGAAGCGGATATGGTGGACATGTATAACAAGATGTTCACGCTATCTATCGGGCTATTGAAAAACCTTGGGGATGGTAAACTACGCGGTGATACTTACCGTTCCGGCCAACCAAAGAACCCAGTGAGTTAGAGGTAAACAGTGTTCAAAATAAACCTAGATATACCCCAAAACGCTAGTTTAGTAGACGTAAAGACCACGGATGGGCGTGGTTTTACTCCAGAAGAGCTGGCGGAACAGTGTGTCCAAAAGCTAATATCGGTCTCCGACAATGCCCATCCGGGTATTAGAGACCAAGCCCGTGCTTATTCTAAGCACATTGAGACGCTTGTCGCGTACTATATGCGGCAGGCTATTCGTAGTGACCGCACCACAGTGCAAAACGTACTTAAAGATGCTGGTCATCCTGAACTGGCTGAACTCATAAGGAGACTGTAACATGGCCTTTACTGGTAACTTCATGTGCACATCATTTAAACAAGAACTGATGACTGGCACACACAACTTCACTGCAAGTACGGGGGACACGTTCAAGCTGGCCCTGTACGATAACAACGCTTCGTTTACGGCAGCTACCACTGCCTATACTGCTACTGACGAAGTAAGCAACTCCGGTACATACACCGCAGGTGGGGGAGCGTTGACCAATGTCACTCCTACTACATCGGGTACCACAGCGTTGACTGACTTTGACGATATAACGTTCACCTCCGCGACTATCACTGCTCGTGGGGCGTTGGTATATAACGATACCGCTGCAGGTGACCCTACAGTTGTTGTGCTGGACTTTGGGTCAGACAAAGCGTCTACCGCAGGGGATTTCCAGATCGTGTTCCCTGCCGCAGATGCTAGCAACGCAATTATTCGTATTGCGTAAGGACGGTTAGATGGCTGACGTTGTCGTTCTTGTTGCCGGAGGTTGGGGGGATGATGGCTGGGGCGTAACTGCCTTTGGCCAAGACAATACCCCTGACTTACCGGCAGCATTAGCGACGAGCGTTGGTACAGTGACTACGTCTGAAGGCGCTGGGGCCGTAGTAACCACCACAGGGTTGTCGGCTACACCTGCTATAGGGGACGTTACACTTGCAACAGACCAAAACGTGTCACAGGATGGGCTTTCCGCTACAGGAGGCGTCGGTTCTGTCACTGCTACTGGGGTTTCTCGCGTAGAAGTCACTGGAGTCGAAGGCACTGGAGAAGCAAATAGCCTCCGGTTTGACGCGCTTGTAACCTTTGCGGGTTGGGGGCGTGGAGCGTGGGGCGAAGGTGCGTGGAACCAAAATACTACAATCGCCGCTGCGACGGGGGACGTTGGTTCTGTAGAAGTTATTGCTAACGTCGGTGTACTAACCGCAGGGCTAGAAGCCACTACCTCTGTCGGCGCGGTTACCATCGTCGAAGGCGCAGGAGTAGTAGTTAACTTGACGGGGGTGTCCGCCCTCTCCGCGGTTGGCGATGTTGTAATAACCGGCACCGCGGTTGCTCCGACAACAGGTTTGGGGGCTACAGCTTCTGTTGGGGTAGTCACTCAAAGGACTACACAAGTTGTACCGGCAACGGCGCCCGGACCCGCGCAAGGAGTGGTATCTACTACCACTGAGGTTATTGGGGCTGCAACCGTTTACTTAACAGGGATAGAGGCTAGCGCCCGCACCTCAAACGTGTTAGTTTGGGGCGAAGTAATCCCCCGCCCCGAAACCATTTGGACCGAAATAGCGGCGTAAGGAAGAGAATATGGCTAGTACCTATACTACAAACTCAGGTATTGAACTCATTGGAACCGGCGAACAGTCTGGCACATGGGGCGATACAACAAATGTGAACCTACAGATTGTCGACCGGCTAACTGGCGGTGTCGGGGCGATCACGCTTTCGGGTACGACACACACGATCACCACCAGCAATGGTGCGTTGTCTGATGGGCAGTATAAGGCGCTAGTGTTCGGGGGTTCGCCCAGTGGCACAAACACAGTTACTATTAGCCCGAACGACCAAGACAAAGTCTACGTCGTAAAGAACAACTCTGGGCAAAGTGTGATCTTAACCCAAGGTTCCGGGGGTAACGTTACAATCGCAGATGGTAAAAGCGCTATCGTTTACGCCGACGGTGCCGGTGCCGGGGCTGCAGTAGTAGACATTACCGCAACGTTTGATGGGTTCCTTTTGTCCGCTAGTAACCTGTCGGACTTGGCTAACGCCGCTACGGCACGCACTAATCTTGGCGTAGCCATCGGATCAGACGTGTTGGCTTACGACGCCAACCTTCAATCATTTGTCACAGCTTTGACGTTGCCTACCTCGGATGGTACAAGCGGACAGGCTTTGATAACTAACGGCTCTGGCACTGTCAGCTTTGGCGATGCGGGCATTTCAACCGGCAAGGCTATAGCCATGTCAATCGTGTTCGGCTGAGGAGAAATTAAATGGCAGCCCCAAATATTGTAGACGTCACAACGATCACCGGCAAATCTGCCACGATTGCACTATCGACAACTTCACAGACCACACTGGTCAGCAACGCTGCATCTAGTGGTAAGGTCTTTAAGATCAACATGATTCAGATTGCTAACGTCGATGGCACAAACGCCGCAGACGTTACAGTGGATATGCACAGCGCAGCATCTGGCGGCGGCACAGCTTACTCGCTGGTCAGCACAATTTCTGTCCCTGCTGACGCTTCGCTGGTTGCTTTGGACAAGGGTACAGCTTTGTATCTTGAGGAAGACAAGTCCATCACGGCGACTGCTGGCACTGCGAATGATCTGGAAGTGATCGTTAGCTACGAGGAAATTAGCTAATAGGAGCCTCTGATGGCTAAACGTACAGGCGGCTTTATAGGCCAAGACGGGATAAATGCACCTGACCCTGCTACGGGTGTTAGTGCTTCTGGCGGTGATGCAGAGGCAACTGTTAGCTTCACAGCCCCGTCTGACGAGGGTGGTGCCGATATTACGGGATACCGTGTTACTGACAGCACGGGCGCATTTGGCGCGTCTGGATCGTCTTCGCCTATTACAGTCTCTGGCCTCACCAACGGCACAAGCTACACGTTCAACGTATGGGCGATCAATCCGTTCGGGTGGTCTAGCCCTAGTGATGCAAGTGGTAGTGTTAGTCCTGCTGAAGTAAGAGGTCTAATAGGCGGGGGTACTACAAGTTCATTCATTGATGTAATACAATATGTGTCTGTATCTAGCACAGGCAACACACAA